AGCTACTCTTGATGCTACTGACTTAGGTACTGGTACTACAGGATTTGTAGCGTCTGATATTGGCTACAGCGTTGCTACTGGCAAGATACTGTATCTTCAGGCTGGTACAGCGGCATTATCTGGTGCGGGATCGCTCGCAGTTCATATGACCTTCGTGCGTAATGCCGATGGTGCAACTATCGCTGCGGCGTAAGGAGACTAAAATGAAAAAGTATTTAATCATCGTCTTAGTGCTGATTGCCGGAATGGCGTTTGCTCAAGGACTACCGAGCCCAGTACAGACAGGGATAATCAATTCCCAAACCACGTCACAGGATAGCTTAGATGCGGCAAATGTCAAGATAGAAACAGGTCTTGATAATACTGCAATCTTGCAAACTACCGCTGATGCTTGTTCTACGGCTACAGTTGTTACCTTACCGGCGACCATTCAAGCCGCTCGTGTGTCTGATAGTACCGATATTGACGCGCTTCCTACTGCGACAGATATTGACAATATATCGGCACAGATAACCGTAGTTGAGATAATCGCTGATACCTTGTTGCTAAATGGCTTTAGGCGCATTACCATTGAAGATTTAGCTGTTACTGCCGCCGTTGACTCCCTTGTGGCATTCACCGCAGTTGGCGACATTATAATCCATAATCTATCGTGGAAAGTCGCTACACAGTTTAATTCCGCCACGGATTCAATATGGTTCACCGTAAGAGGAACTCCTGCGATTGCAGACCTTGATGAGGGAATTGAGGCTAATGGGGCATTGGTTGACGCTAACACGGTATTCGTTGTTGCTTCAGCTACCTCAGGCACCTCGACTACAGTAATTCTACCCGGTGCGTTTGGATCTGCACCTGACATTGAGTTATTTATACCCGATGGTGCAGAGATATTGTTACGCTCTGCTGGTGCTGGAACAGAAGGACGCATGACTGCGAGTGCAACTTATACGGCATTTTCAGCCGGTGCTCGATTAGAATAAAAGTGATAAAGTACGGGGGGTGCAATACGCTACACAAGCAAAAAGCATAAAAGAGCGTTACGCACCCCCAAAACTACCTATGAGCAAGTGGAAAGAATATAACGAAGAAGAATGGTACGAACGATACCAAATGTGGGAACACTTCCCTGAGTTCTGTGAACGATACCTAAGCATCGTACTCAAGCGGGGTGGAGCACCAGTACCGTTCGCACTGAATAGACCACAGAAAGTAGTATTAGATATTATCATTGATGCGCTTATGGCAGGCAAGGTTTCTAAGTTTATCATACTTAAAGCCCGTCAAGAAGGCATTAGCACACTTATAGAAGCGATACTCTTCTGGCTCGTCATCACAAGCAAGGGATACAAAGCCGGAGTTATAACACACGAAGATGGTGCTACGCAGAACCTTTACGAAATGTTCCTGACGTACACGAATTACTATAGTTCTCCGTATAAGCCTATTCCTGACACCAAGAACAAGAATATGTTGAAGTTCAGTGGTATCAAGAGCAGTGTGCAGTTATTCACAGCAGGTAGCCCGAACAGTACAAGATCGTTCACTAAACAGGCTATCCATATTTCAGAGCTTGCGTTCTGGAAGAGTGATAAGATTGGTATGACATCGGTTATGCAAGCCCTTTCTAAGGATGCTTTCGTATTTAACGAGTCAACAGCAAACGGCGTTGGTAACGCATTTCACTCGCTATGGATTGATGCTATAACAGGGAAGAATAACTACACGCCGATCTTCTTAGCGTGGTTTGATAACCCGGAATACACTTTAGCACCGTTTGAATATGACGATGCTTTGCAGTACAGCGCAGAAGAACGGCAGATAGCAACGTCATTTAGCTTGACAGAGAATCAAATGCGCTGGCGTAGGATGATGATCTCTGATTACTGTGGTGGCGATGTAAATGTTTTCCACCAAGAGTATCCTTGTTCTTGGGAAGAGGCGTTCTTGTCAACAGGCTCACCGTACTTCTCACAAGAAGCACTTAGTAGAATCTATAACAACCTTGCCGCTAATCCGCCGAATGCGGAGCGTGGCATACTTAGCTTTACAGAAGATAGCGACGTTGTATTTGAACTTGACAGTGACGTAATTGCTGGTGGATACAAGCCAGAGTGTCAGGCGGTTGAAATATACGCACACCCAATACTTAACGATAGGACAGAACGGCGTTATTGTATTGGTATTGACACTTCAGAAGGCATTGATAAGAGTCTTATAGCAGGAACGAACAAGAAGTCAACAAGTAACGATACGGACTGGTCTGTTATTACTGTTCGTGATAGAGTAACAGGCAAGCAAGTAGCAATTAGTCGTAACAAACTTGCCGCTGATAAACTTGCGTTACTTGGGGTTCAACTAATGATCTACTACCGTGTAGAGATTATAGTTAAAGATGGACAGTGGCATTATAGTTACCCATTAGAAGTGATTGAGAAGAACGGCATTGGTCTAAGCACTGTTAAGGAATCAATACGTCTATGCAACTTGTATAAGATACCGCTTGACAGGCTATACAGCCAAGAGCAGTATCCGAGCTCAATCACAATACAGACTAAAGAGCATGACATCGGATGGAGAACGACAGGCGGTCAGGGTGACAGTACAAAGAAAGCATTATTGCTTCGTTCTCAGATAATGATTCGTGATAGCTATGTTGACAATGCCTTCATAGACAAGACAGGATTTCAAAGTCTGATTGTAGTAAAAGAACACCAGAACTTCACAAGCTATTCCAACGGTAAGATTGGCGCGAAACAGGGCAGTCACGACGATTGTGTAATGTCAGATGCCCTATGTCTTGAAGGAGACAAGCGTGACGATCCCCCGACGGTAGTAGAAAAACAAATCTTTAGCGAACGATTAAGCAGAGGTTATCGCTTTAAGTCCGCTAATCGCAACCCACACACGAGCGGATATTGGTCAGGACAGAAACTACCAAAACTAAAGAAGAACTAAGACAAGATACGATTGATCGTATAGTTGGCTTATACTTCCACCACTATAACGAGTGGACAGACCGGAACGATCAGGTTGCGAAGAACAATTCTATGGTTCGCCCTGATGGTCAATGGAGTGACGATGACCGCAGAAGGCTTGCGGGAGAGTTTCGTCCCTGCATAACTATAAACAAGATTGGCCCACTTGTGCGTCAGATGCTTGGGCTAATGCTACAGAACGAGATTACCCTAAAGGTAGAGCGTGTTGGCGCAGAAGATGATGCTGTTGCTGAAGTGCTTACGGGTATATTGTCACACGTTTTATACAACGAGGACGCTGACTACATCAATACGCTCGTTGAAGCGGATGGCATTATCGGCGGGACAGGGTTCTACTTTATACGCATTAAGGTTGACCCTATAACAGATAAGCGTTCGTTTGACATAGACTGTCAGAACAACACGGAAATCTACTTAGACCCCAATGCACGTAACATAATGCAGAAGGACTGGAAGGGGATGCAACGTGAAATATGGATGAGTAGTGATGAGATAATGGACGAGTGGGGGAAGGAGAAGGACTTAGATGGATCAAAGCTACTGTCTAAAGAAGATTTCAGCGTAAATGAGTTTAATGGATTCTGGAAGGGTATCATTGGAAGGTTTAAGTCTCTCTTGCGTGACAGTACACCGATAGATAAGATTTCCGTGTATCAGCACGGAATGTACAAGGTTATGGAAAACTGGTATGTTCGCATCGTTGATACCGATATATGGGTACACGAATACGACGGGACATACACTACCATTGAACCAGAACTTAACGATGGCAGATGGATTCCAAAGACGGCAAAACTTCCTAAGATCACGGTCGCACACTACTACCCATACGCAGATAAGTTACTTGATGAAAAGGATTATGGATATAAGTATTTCCCCACAAGCGTATTTACCCCAATGAATCTTGGTCTTAAAATCATAGACTCGCAGGGATACGTTGAAGATTTGATCGGGATACAGGAAGAGCTTAATATAAGCCGTAGTATTATGGCGGAGATACTTGCCAAAGGTGCTAATGGTGCTCTTCTATTCCGTAAGGGGGACGAAGCACTTAGAGAGGATATGATAGAGCACGGATCAACACCCGGATATAAGGGTATAACACTTTCCGATGTTGGTGCTCCTGTTCCCGTAGAAATGCAGATACCCGGTGGACTATATCAATCTCAAGCGTTAAACGACAAGGATTGGATCGACTTAGGTCTTATTCCGCCAGCAAGCAGGGGGATGACTGAAGGAAGCGGAGAAAGTGGTAAGCTGTACAGCCTCAAGATATTACAAGGCAGTACTGCAATAGCAATGATAATGAAGAACTGGATACTGTGCCAGCGTATGAAGGGCAAGATTATCCTTGAAATGATACCTGATGTATATGACAAGGAAGATGTTATTGAGATACTTGGAGAAAAAAGGTGGAACAAGATCATAGAGCGTGAGCCTAATGTTTGGGAGCTTATACAGAAGCGCACCTATGCTAAGTATGACGTTACCATTGAAGAGACTCCAATGACTAAGTCACAACGTCAAGACGAGTTCGCTGGCTTCAGCGAGAGCGTTAAGTCTCTACCTGATGAGTTTAAGGCTGTACTTGCCCCTGAGATTGTAAGACTTATGTCATTGCCTAATGCAGAAGCTATAGCGACTAAGTTTGATATGCTTATCGAGCGTATGTATGGTCTTAGCCAAATGCCTCAAGTTCCGGGTCAAGAAGGTGGACAGCCACAGCAACCCGGAACGCCAAGCGAACAACAGATTCAACAGCCACCACAAGGCGATACAGGGCAACCTCCTGTAGCACCTTAGATATATAGAACTTCTCACGGGACTCTCGTGCGGTTTCAACCCCGTATAGGACTCCTGACAACTAACGACCCCTGATGAGAGTGAAAGGGTTCCCAAAGCCGACTCGGTAATTACCACCGGATCAAGAACCAAAGGAAGCACAATGCCAGACGAAGAAGAAGGACAGGTATTACAGCCTGATGAGGGAGTTGACAACCCCGAAGAAGTAGTAGAAGAAACAGAAGCAGAGGATGTCGTACTCACTAAGCCACAGTTAGAAGCACTCCTTGCCGAATCTTCCGCTAAGACTGAAAAGCGATTCAAGGATACGCAAGCCGCACTAACAAAGTCACAACAGGAAAATGCAGATATACGCAAGAGGCTCGCTCAAATCGACGCAGAAAAACCCAAGCAGAGCAATCTGCTTTGGGATGAGATAGTCGAAAGTGGCGAAACCAAAGAGCTAAGGGATGCCTATACAACGGCACTCTTAGACGAGCGTGAAGCCGCAAGAAAGAAGCCCGAACCGGAACTAACAGACGAAGCCGTACAATGGAACAGTGATAGAGAGGCATTTGTGTCATCTAATCCGAAAGCCGATCTATCCGCACTCGATAAGCACTTCGAGAAAAAACGGCTTAGTCACGCTGACTTCTATACGATCTATCAGATACAGACAGGTCAAGTAAAGGTCGTTCCTGTTGGTGCTGAAAGGAAGCCTGTCACAACACTTCCCAAAGGGGGCGGTAATCCGCCAGCTAATCCTCCAAAGCCGGGTAATAACTATGACTCGGTGGAGGCAGAAATCAGGAAAAACTTACACAGATAAGGATAATTTATGTCCTCACATAATCCCGGAATACACGAAGTAACTGGTGGTTTTTTAACCCCAGACGAGGTAGCTCTTAAGTGCCTCTTGCAACCAATGGTTGCATCATTCTTCTCACGGTTCTTCAGTTCATTCAACTCAATGGTTCCGTCTGGCAGGAAAGACGAGTACACCTATGACACGAATAGCGGTAAGTTCCCATCATTAAACTCTCCTATCGTCCGGTTCAACGGATTCAAGTCAACTAACCGTCTCTTGGTTCCCGTAGCCGGTGACATCAGCGGTGGTTACTCTGCACTTGGAGACGGCGATCCTACTTCTCACGAAGAGATTGGCTCTCGTAAGTTGCAGGAGTTTATGACCGGTAAGGTTGTAAAGTCTTATCAGTCGTTTATCGGTTCGCAGATTGAACGCCTCGCCAAGAATGCAATGCTTGAAAACGAAGCTACCATTATGATCAATCGTTGGTGGCAGAAGATGTTTGAAGCAGAAGTCATTTGGTCTCTCTGCGAAGGTCGCTCTTCGATGCTCACATCAAGCGATCCGGGTGGATTAGGATTAGGACTTTCCTATCACCCGAATATTCTTGTTGCTGGTAATGGATACGTCACGTATTCAAACACTATGGCAACATACAAGGCAAGTATTATTAACGCTCTTGTAGGATCAGCGAACATCACCGGTCTGTACAACAATGGCGCAGTACCAGCCGCAAACGAAACATTCAGTTCAGACCTTCTGTTGAAAGCGAAAACAACGCTACAGCGCAAGAAGATTGAACCGACTGCAATGGTTGAAGGCAAGCCGTATTGGGCTGTATCTGTACACTCCGATCAGATGTATCAACTGAAGCAAGACGAGCGTATCATCTCTCTTGGCGATTCAGCATACAATAGCAAGGCAAAGGAGCATCCGTCCATTGCCGGTGCTGAGATTTACTACGAAGGATTTGCCATCTTTGATACTATCGTTGGTGCTCCTGAAGTTCACGCCTATAAGGTCGGAGGGGCGGAATCAAATGATGATGATCTTCTGTATTTTGGTAACACTACCGGAACAGGCGCAAGTTTAGCTCAGACCCGTACCGGAAAGACACCTGACTGCATTGAGTATTATGCAGAAAACTCTCCCGGCGGTGATCAGGAGAACGCACTGAAGGTCGGTATCATTTGGGGCAACCGTGCAATCGGTCTTGCTGTTGGCGAAGAGCCGAAGATGGAAGAGTACGAGCATCCTCGTACCCCGCATCCTCGTTACGTTGACTGGATGGTTGATATGGGTCTTATGCGTATCGACGATGTTGACAAGCCACGTACGCATTCACAGACTCCAACATCTACCGATCACTACGGATCAGTATTGCTGGTCACTAATTCACCACCCCCGTCCTTAACCTAATCTGAAAGGATTACACAATGGCTACATGGCCCACTTATAGCGCAACCAATACTCACAAAGGGTTGCAGTTCAAAGTTCACGATGCAAGCAATACCTCTGGCACTGACTGGAGAGGGAAATACGGCTTGCAAGGCGCAGTGTTCTTCGAGAGCCTCGACACCAGCAAGTGTAAGCACGTACTGTTTGCTCATACTGCTGGAGAACCTGATGCTACGGAAGTAACAGCACTTGTTGCCGCGCTTCCGAACACAATCATAAAGATATTCGACGATAGCAATGAGCGTGAATATGTTGTTGTTTCCGGAACTGCCATCAGAGTTGCATACACTGGCGACTAAAAACCAATAGCGATAGGGGGAGGAGTAATTCTCCCCCTCAGCTAAACAGGACAACCTATGTCAATCATTCAAGCTACACTCAAAGACGTTCGTGACATACTGAAGTTTAAGATGCAGGACAATCCTTCAACTTCTACTACATACGAACGGATACCAAAGATTTTCTACGATGGTGCTATTAACCGTGCCGTTGGGGAGATCGCTAAGGACACTGGATACTACGAGCGTACCGTTGGCGTTAAGACGGACGGCACTCGTTTATTCCATAACCTTCGTGGTTCTAACCCCGAAGATATTGGTGATGACTATGGTTCTATGATGACAGTAATGGTTGATGGTCAGGAGATACCTCTTGCTCCTAACCGTGATATGTACCGTGACTCTGTAAGATTTCCTAATGTCAATCGGCGTGAATGGTCACAACTGTACACGAACAACGGATACAGCATCCGTAATGAGAAGCTGAACTTTGGCATAGCCATACCAGCTTCAACCGAGATGATCATAGACGCAGAGAACAGAAACTTCACAACGCTAAACCCGTTGACTATGGCAGATTGGGTTGCGGTTGGTGGTGGTGGAACTGTGGTTGCTGGTGGTGTTAGTGGTAATGCTGGTCTATACACTCGTGATGCCGCACCTAATGCTATGACGCTGACGTTATCCTCTGATGACATCACTGCTCTTGTGATAGGGAATTATTACTCACTTTCATTCTATGTAAAGTATGCTACAACGTGGGACGGAGGAGCGGTTACTGTAACTATGGGCGATTATAGTACAACATTCACCCCTACTACTTCTTGGCAACGTGTAACCCTTAGATTCCAAGCAGACACAACTGCTATGGATATAGTCTTATCAGATGACACTGTTGTCCTTACTGGGGCAAACCTTTTATACTTAGATACGGTAACTCTTTCAGACTGCGTACTTGTGGTAACACATCACGCCGTACCTCAAAAGCTGGTTGACGATACTGATGCACCTCCGTCACCGCTTAACCTGCACCAAGAGCTTATAGTGAATAAGTCAATAGAAATGTTGGCAACAACTTCACCCGTACCTACAGCAGAGCTAAACATTGCTCTTCTTATGGTTGAAAAGTATATGCAGAACTTCCTTCGTGATATTAAGGGCAAGGGAGAAGGACAATCACGTATGAGCCATAGTAACCGATGAAGAAAACAACCTACATAGCGTTATTTATCGCTGTAGTTGCTTCTGTTGCGTTCGGAGCTACGGATGGTGGAATATTCCTTCGGGTTAAGACTGTTGGCATACAGCCAAGTATGACTATCGCAGAAAGCAATCCTACAGATGGTAGTCGTGGCAACGTGATGTTTGGGAATACAGTCTATACTTCCTTCATAGTAGATAGCCTTGATTACACATACACAGGTGGTATCGGAAGTGGATCGTACACGTCACCCGATAGCTCAGGTGCAGTTGGCGGATACTTGCCTTGTTGGGAGTTCGTGGGGACTGATATTGAAATGTCCATATTCGCAATGGGTACAGCTCTTGACACTATTCGTGTCACAGTAGAACAGGCGATTCACTACTCAAGTCTAATGGCTGATAGTGGCTTTGCTTATGGATTCCAAGTGACTGATACGATATTCGCCAATGGAGTAAGCAATATATGTAGTCTTGCGCAGTCATCGGCACAAGGAGACATAGCGAGGCAACTCTATGACACGCTTCACATAAGGTCTCCGTATGTTCGCTTCAAAGTTAAGAACCTTAAAACAGCTACTACTAATCTTATGTATCTGTATATTCGCAGACAAATTCCTGATGCTTGGATTCAGGGAGCGGCTGGACGACTAATGAAACCGGTAAGACAATGAATATAGTAAGCAAGGGCTTCGGCGGTATAGACCGTTCAAAGAGCACGTTTGACAAGAACTTCCGTAGTGCGGAGGTTGCAAAGGACGTAGAGCTATTCCCTACAGGCAGGCTTTTAGGACGTGCCGGTTATCTTGCGCTATATAAAAGTGACGTTATCTACCCACTGAACCCGATGGGACAGGGGGAAGAGAGGGATCAACCTGCTGTACTACCGACAAGCGACACCAACTATGATTCCGTAGTAGGTACTCCCGAAACTGGTGGTGTTCACCTTGGGGATGCAGGTGGTGATGACATACGGATAGTTGCTATCTACGAGTGGGAACAGCCTGACTACGGTGGTGGCACTACACAGCGTCACGTAATACAATGCAGTAACAACCTGTTCTATCGCTATCACTTTGGGCTTCATCCGGGTTGGGTTGTATTGGAGAATACGTATCAGAATGATCTTGGTGTTACTGAGTGGTTTTGGGAAAGACTGAGACCCGTCTTGACACGTGGTGGTATGGCTATAACATCCCGCCCTATTCCTTCACCACACGCTCACTTTTGGGACAGCAAGGGTGTATTAAGGATGGGGTTAGGCACGGGAGCTAAGGCTATACCGCTGTGGTACGGTCGTATTGATCGCAAGTTCTTTATAAGTGCTATCAACTTCAACAACTGGATGCTTGATGTTACTCCGTTGCAACCGCCAAGAGAAGATAATGCTTATACGAACGCCAATGAGGCATTAGGTCACGACAACCACGCAGTATATTCGCCTACTCACTATGGTAGATTAGCCGCTGATCCGGGGGCTTTTGATGCTGGCTCTCTATGGGATTCGTTAAAAGATTGGTACACACTATATAACGCAGAGAATAAGATGGATGATGCCCTTGAGTTATATAACAGCGTAGTTCCTTTCTTGGTATATGATGGAGTAGATGGTGCTAATAATGCCGCATGGAGATGGAGCGATGGCATTAGTCCGGTTGATCAATTTATAGACGGTGAAGACAATCTTATCTACTTCTATGTTGGCATTAGCTATATCTATGATGGGTCGCAAGAAAGTCAAATCTATAATGTTACTAATACTGATATTAGTCGCCAAGCATCAATAGACGTAAATAAATCTAAGATGGGAACATTAGATGCTATCCCTGTGGGGTGTGCTCTTTCGGATGCAATCAATCCGTCACTTAGTCTATGGAATGTAATTGTAGTACGTCTTAAATTAGGGCTCATATCACTTAATACAGTTGATGGCGATGACTATCCAGACCGTACAAGTCCACGTGTTACCAGTATACGCATTTGGCTTGGAAGACTTGAACACCGTTCTCAGACGACAGAGCAGACAAACTTCTACCCCGTTAAAAGCATAATAGTTTCACAAGAGGACGCGTTTAAGGATGACTTAGCCGGTGGTAACTATCCTTGGAAAATAGGCGATAATACTATTGTAGGATTTGACGACAATCACTATCACTTTCTAACAGTAATAGGTGCTAATGACTGGCTTGCAGGGCTTGAAGCGGGTGACTATCGCAAGATAAACGGTCACAACTTCCCACTGATAGACGACACGTTCGGGCTACAGCGTTCACCGTTCCTTGAAGGTTACAGTTATGCTGAGGAAATCAAAGACCGTGTGGTATATGGCGATATACGATGGGATGGACAGCTTCGTGAAAAGGATGTGGTTCGTGATGCGGTGTTCAGTGAGCTTGGTTCATTCGGTGACACCCCTGACGTGATTGATGGCTCTGTTGTTCAGCTTGACAACGATGTTATGGGGCTAAAGAAACTTGACGACGACACGCTCTGCATTGTAGAATCAGCACAAGTTGAAAAACGGTCAATGCCTGACTTGGTAAAACTTGACATATCAAACGGCGGATGTTCTGCTCATGACAGCATTATCAAAGCCGATGGTGTTATTATGTTCTACAAGGACGGTCAACAGTTTATGTATGACGGAGTACATGATCCTATCGTTGTAAGCGACCGCATTGCAAGAGACAGTGACGATGGAACGTATAAAGGGCTATCCTCCACTTTTGATAATACGAACGTGTGGTCGTTTTTCTTGCCCGTGCTTCGGAAGCAGTTTATATTCGCCAAGCATACCGACGCAGATACGTGGCACGCTTTCGTGTACGACGTGAGAGTTAAGAAGTGGGTTGAGTTTAAGTTCGGTCATATCATTGGAAGTACGATTGATGAGATTGACCGTTCGTTCGTAGCAGGGTGTCGTGGCGTTGATGGTGAGATGGACTTTACTGACGGTCTGTATATCTATCGCTATCCGCTTGGGCTTCACGATGGCGGGGTTGCAATAGACCCACAGTATCAGTATAGTGACGTGGAATTTCCCGCAAGGGTGGAAGTTGCTCTTGACGACCTGTATATGAACCATAAGACTACTGGTGCTACTGATTTACGGGTAACTATTCGCAGGGATAGAGGCGACTTGACTGCGATTACGAAAGACTTTGATGCAAGTACGGAAAATATAGCAAAGGTAACTAAGCCGTTTACAATCGGAACACGGGCAGAGAAGTGCATTTCCATCAAGTTTAACTTGACAACGCCCAATACTTCTACTATATTACACGTAGAGAACGTTCGTGTAGATGCTACTGATCAGGAGAGTGTATAATGGCAAGGATACCTAATCACTTATTACCCTTTGACTCTAAGGCACGTAAGGCTTTATTGCAATTAGGGAAGGATAGTGGTAGTATAGAGAAGCAGTCAATATCGTCACCTCGTAGCATAAGCGGTGGTGGTAGTGTCGTAGCGAACCCTGTAGTATTAGGGAATCCATTGGCAATAGCGGCAGTGGCAGACATTGATCCGGGAATACCCGGACGCGACATAGCTGTAAATCCAATAAGGAGAAGATAATGGCTTGGAACTTTAACGGTTTATCACAAGGTCTTGGAGCGGCTGGTGCAGTTGCTGGAGCTACTGGTATTGGGATGCCACTTGCTCTTGGACTTGGAGCGGCTTCGGCAGGTCTAAAGCTGTGGGGTGACAGCCAAGAGGCTGATCGTCAGCGCAAGATAATTGACGAGGCTTACAAACCCATAGAGGATACTTCTGCTATTGACCGTCAAGCGGCGGCTCGTCAGGCTGGTAACATTGCTACATCGGCAGGGCGCGGGGCACAGCGACAAGCGGCGGCAAGTGGATTAACATCTTCGGGTGCGGCGGCAAGTGCGGCAGGCGCGGCACAGGGTCAGGCTAACGACTATCTACAGCAAGAGAACGATAGAATAAGCCGTGTCCAAGAGCGCCTCAAGTTGGTTAATGCTCAGATGAAGCAGGGTCAAGAGTTGCAGAAGATGGGCATAAATGTGAATATGGCTGATTACATTGCTCCTGCTCTTGAGATTGGCTTTGGGATTCACAAGGCTGTCAATCCACAGGCGTATGTACCGCAAGGTGGACAGGGTGGGCAAGAAGGATACGGTCAGCAACCATCTATGCAACCGCAAGGATTAGGCGTTCAGAACCCCAACTTGCCCAACGGTCTTTTTCCGCAATCACAGCAAGGAATATCAGGATACCAACCGCAAAATCAATGGCAGGCAATGAATGGAAGGCAGTATTAATGGCACGTCCACTCACACCGCAAGAGTTCGGGGCGGGTATCGGCGGTACGCTACAGAACTACGGCAACGCTCAAATCGCCAAAGGTCTGCACGAACAGCAGACGCAGGCGCAACAGGCTCAAAACCAACACACCATCGACAAGGACAACCGTGACTATGCACTTAGGCTACGTCAAGCGGAAGGCGTTGAGGCAAAGGCTACTGCTAATGCTGAAGCTAAGGCGGCGAAGGTTAAGCAAGATCAGATAAACAGATCACTTGATACCCTTGAAGGACTTGACCGTACTGCTCCTCAGTCAATAGCATACAGGGATAGTTTTATCAAAGATAATCCTGGTTATGCTGATGTTGCCAATGCTATCTTCTCTACTGATCCACAAAAGATTACCAATGCTGGCAAGAGTTGGGATCGTATGCAAGAGCTTGTTCAAGACGGTAATCCTGAAGTGCTTGCTTTGGAGTGGAAAAAGTTATATAATGAACCAGTTCCGCCAGTGTGGGCAAAAGCCGCCACACGGTCACGTGATAACAAGCAAAGATATGCCGATGCGGCTGGAAAGAGGAGGGCAATAACCACTAAGCCACCTAAGTTTGTACGGGTTGG